CGAATGTTAGTGGCGTATGTGTCACCCATCACATCAATATCATTGGAAAACCAATCAATACTGACATGAGTCATGTCCCCGTCCTTGACTTTGTCCATCACTTCTTGACCGCGACCATATTTATTAGATACTGTTGCTAGCATCTTGATTGCTGTCTTTCCATTATCCATCTTGATTAACTCAGGATTCGTTGCCATGCCGATTAAGTCCTCAGTTGTTCTCTGATGGTCAATATAAATTGGGAGTTCTGAGAACTTTTCTAGGTTGTCCTTCAACATACCTCCCTCAATATAAACTTTATGTTCTTCTCCTTTTACCTCATACTCATGAGGTCCGGATGTAATAGCGATTACGGGAAACTTTACAGATTCGATTCCCTCATCACTGGAAAATGTCATATCTTCACCATTAGCCACTTGTAAAGCAAATGTCCTTTGTGTTGGTTCCGATGACTTACTACCTTCTGCAAATTCCCGCTCAACACCATTTTCTTCAGCCCACATGCTACACATGCCAGCTGCTATCTCTTCAGGGTTATCAAAACCCCTCTTCTTCAGGTTTGATTTGGTTTGTATCATACATTTTTCAAATGTCATGCTCTATCTCCTGTTGCGTTTGCGGAGGGCTTATTACCCCTATTTTGTGCTCTAGAGGATTCTTCTTTCTTATCTTGGTCTTTTCCTCCAGAAATGTTTACATTCTTATCACTCTGTTCTTTTTTGATAGGAGATGCCTTAATATCTTCAGAAGTTTCCATATCTAATTCTACAACTCCTTCAGGGTCAAGACCACGCTCTTCTCTAACTTCGCCGGGTGATAATACTCCTTCAGACAGATATATCATATCAGTCTTAGCTTTAGTGAATGCATCTTCTACATTAATTTGCCTAAACTTAAACTTAGCGTCGCCTTTTTCTAATTGAGGCATTAACTGGGCATTAAGTGCTCCCTCTACCATAGTCTGTAAATATCTTACATATGGTTCAAAAATAGGACGTGCTCTTTCGGGCTCTGTCCACATAGTTTTAGGAACTTTCAAAGCCATATGTATTTTATCGAGTATGTCATCTGTATATTTTCCATACTCAAAGGCTCTTTGTGTTCCTTGTAATTCTTTAATCATAATGTCGTTTCCATGAATAATATCTTCACCCGGTGCTAAATTATTAAAGGCATCTACAATTTCGTTTATTTTATCAGGGCCATAAGGCATATCTGGTAAACCTGCACTGACATCAAAACGACTAGAAGCATATTTATTAAGGGCTGCTCCTATATCTCTTTCAGCGTAATCTTTTAAATCAACCAAATAAATAATAGGGTGTATATCTGACAAACCATAAGCATAATCATCGAAACTGTTATTTTTTAATTCTATAATTTCTGGTTCTTCGAATCTAACGTTTTCTTTATCTTCACCTACTTTTTGATAATAATACATTATTTGTCCATGCTCATTTCTTTTGACATACATATTTTGACTAGACCTTAAAACTAAATTGTCTCCTGTCCACTCTAAATAACTAGTACCAAAAATACGTGCATTTCTCAACCACCCATATAGAATATTTTCTATATTGATGTCTCTAAACATTTCTTCAACTTCCTCACGAACACTGTCGTCTTCGGTAACAATATCAAAATTGTCTTTTACAGCGTATAAGCAGGGTAAATCAATCAAAGTTCTGATAATAGGGTCAGAAAGGTATATATTCATATACGTTCTATTTTTCCCAATGTGTGGTTCGAAATCTTTTTCTTGCCCACCAAAACCTCGATTAATTTTTAATCGTTGTATAACACCCGCTCCATAGCTTCGTGGGTCGTCTTCCTTATACGACGGATTACTTCCGACAGAAGCAAAACGGCGTCTAATATTATCTATAAACGACATGGCTTTAAATAATTAATCATAATGAGTATATAAAGTTTTTGTCATAAATTCCTTAAAGTTTGTTTGTTTAGGGTAACTTTACGGCGTGTAGTAGTAAAAAGAGGGGTATTTGTATGCTTTCCTCGACTCGACATATTTCGATTTATAGGCCGTGAAACAATACTTTGTCCAAAATTACCAGACATAGGTAACATACTCAAAGTAGCATGTATGGCCATTGCAGAACTATCACAATAGTCATCATGTCTTCCACTTGGTGCTGCAATTTTTTCTGTCTTATTCGCTGCATCCATGGTATATTCTAGGTCTATATGTTCTTTTGTCCATTTATGCATCAATTTAGCTTCATTGGGTTTTAAATGTTCAGGATTAGGTACTCTTACTCGTCCTTGTTGGATATACGAAACAAAATCCCTATACATTTGAGTTTTAGTACCTTTTGGGCCACCAGTAAAAACGAACGGTACAAAATGTATATTAGCATCTAAACACGCCAACCGTAAATCATGTTCAACCGCCCCACCAATACCAGTACAATCCACAATGAGACGAGTAGCCCTAAGCTTAATGGCAACATCCATAATACGTTGACGTTGGTATGGAATATCGTGTCCACCAGTTCTGGCATTGATTTCCTCCAAATAGACAAGCCTTGCCACATTCCCATCGCTAGCTTTGTCAAGGGACCATGCACTAATGACAGTAGAATTAACAGATTTGCCAATGTCAACACCAACATTAATATCGCCTCCTCTCTCGAGTCCCACAAGGTCATCCAATCGGTTAAGTTCATAATTTTCGTAACACCCCTTTATTTTTTCTGGACTAAACACATTCGATACCGACTCTACAAACTCACATTCGTATTCTGTCCTCCAGTAGATAGAATCTTCCCCCCATTCCATCATTTTATCTAACATTTCTTCTTCAGTGTAAGGAGCTGAATATGCCTCTCCTTTTTTAGTTGCATCTCTCCATGTGAAATGTAACCTTCTGAAGGTTGCTGCATAGCCATCATCATACAAATAACGATACATATGGTTATCTTTTGACTTTGGTGTACCTAAATTTATGAAGGGGGCCTTATTTGAAACTATCGCTGGTTCTACGTTATCTATAAACAATTTATCATCAATTAAGGGACTTTCGTCTACAACTAGGAAAGTTGGATGTTGTCCTCTAATAGCTTGTCCTTGGTTACTAGGCGCCAACGGAGCCCTTCTCATTATAGTGCCCCCTTTAAGTGTTATGTTGGGCTTATTATGAAATCTATAATTAGCTACTAAACTGTTAAGAAAACTATTATCAGCAAAGTGCCTATATACATAATTAAAGATTAATGCCGCTTGGTCCTCAGTTGGAGCTAAAATAAATACTAAATCTCTAAACCTATTAAAAAACATGTAGATAGTAACTGCTACCGACAAAGCAAAGGACTTCCCACTACCTCGTGGGGCTAATATAGCTAGCTTAGTTTGTTTACCATCTGTTCTTTCTATAAGTGATTCTAATATAATCTCTTCTTGTAGAGGTCTCAGTCGTAGAGGACGTTGTTTTCCATCTATCAAATAGGCTGCACAAAAAGCTTGAACAAGTTTTCTTAATTTTTCTTTATCTTGTCTACACTGTTTGAATATATTCTCTAACTGTCTTGAATCTAATCCACCTTTACCTGTTAATATCTTTTTTAGGTGACTTTGGTTCTTCATCATTTGTTAGTTCCTCTAAAAATGCCCCAAACGTTTCAGTATTTTTCTCTACGTCTGTAGGGACTTCTATGTTCAATGCTCTGAATTCAGTATGTATGTCACGAACGATTTGATTTCTTTGTCGCAAGAGCTCTGTTCGCGCGTTAACATCCCGAATACATATAAGAATTTCCGACCACAAAAGGTCTTCAAGAGCAAGATTGCGCGCCAGAAGACGGACAAGCTCTTTATGACGACCATATTCTGCTTCTCCGACTCGCTGACGTAATCTTTGCTCGTATTTCTCTACGTTCAAAGTGCTTTGCCTTCATCAAGGGCTGATTTAACTTTAGACTTAACTAATGCGGTAAGTTCGTCGTCTTTCTCATCCCATGCTGTTATCAATACATTTCGAACTAAAGAGTCTTTTACGTGCTTCTGCGCTTGTTCATCTAGCTTTTCAAAAGCTTTCATCTGGGCTTTAGTTAGATTTTTATCTAGCATGTCCATTAACTCTGCTTCGTTATTCTTTAAATACTTAAAGACTAATTCTTTGACTGCTGGTACAGTATAAGCGATATAAC